GAAAGGAGTAGCCGATGATTAATGTAGTGCTAGTAAGGAATCCGTTTAAACCGGATCAGCATGAAACACAATACCGCCCCTATAAGGCGAATATGCCATTAAGCTTTTACGCTAAACAAGATGGCGACTGGGTATACTCCATTAATGGCCAAGAGACTACGCTAGATACCATTGTTAACGATGGCGATTATATCGTGGCCATGCCACAGATTGACGGTAAGTTCTTTGGAATCATCCTAACCATAGGCCTTAGTATCGCCACAGGCGGTATAGCTAGTGGTGCGATATTTGGTATCCAAAGCCTAATCTGGCGCACAGTACTCTCCATGGCCATTGGCATGATTGGCAATATGCTCGTCAATAAGTTAACTCAGCCAAAGGCTGACCGGTCCCATACGGATTCAGCACAGGCTAATACCTATGGCTGGGGCGGTGCTAAGACTGTAACCGGGCAAGGGTACCCTCTAGCCGTTACGTACGGTCGTATGAAGAGCGCAGGGCTCCTCTTATCGCGTCACATTATCAGTGATGGCGAAAAGCAGTACCTCAACCTCTTATATTGTGCCGGTGAAGGCGAGTTATCTAAAATCGAGGATATTCGTATCAACGCCAACCCAATCAGTAACTACCAAGATGTACAGGTGGATATCCGATTAGGTACCAACGACCAAACAGTTATCCCGAATTTCAACGATAACTATGCAGACCAAGTGCTCAACTATGAACTTAAGACAGGGTGGAGTACGCAACGTGTGCAAGGTGACGCATGCAATGCTATTGAGTTAACTATTAGCTTCCCTAATGGCTTGTATTACTCTAACGATACAGGCGGTATGGATGCGACGTCTGTAACCCTTGATGCGGAAATCCGCAAAGTAGGGGAAAACGAAGAGTGGCATAAGTTACCGCTATCCAACCAAAAGGGTATGCAAGCCTTCGTTAAGAAATCCGGTGACGGATGGTCCTTCACGCGTCAAAAGTCTGATGCGGAAATCGCTGAGGGTGACTATACGGGCAAGGTTACAGAGGCTACTAACACCGCGTTCTATCGAGTGTACCGATTTGATAACCTCGATAAGGCACAGTATGAAGTCCGTGTTCGTTGCTCCAGTAAGGACGGTAGCTCAATCCGATACAACAATAAGGTGTACTGGAACCAGTTAACACAGATTATATATGATGACTTCGTACATCCTGGTAAGGCTCTTATCGGTATTAAAGCCTTGGCCACATCTCAACTAAATGGCTCTGACCCTGAAGTATCCTGGATACAAGAACGCTCCGCCGTGTATGTGTTCAATCCTTACCAACAAAAGTATGAAGTCCAACGGGCGGATAACCCGGCATGGGCGGCGTATGATCTACTTCACATGGCGCGTAAGTTTGGCGATGAATACGTCGTGTTTGGCCAACCTCATGGACGTATGGACTACGATGCATTTAAGGCTTGGGCGAATAACTGCGATAAGAACGGATTCACATTTAACTATATCTACGATAGCGCTAGCCGGTTATGGGATGCACTCAAATATCCGGAAAACGTAGGGCGAGGTAAAGTCATTCCACAGGGAACTAGATTCACCTGTGTTAGTGACTATAAGTCGACACCGGTGCAGTTGTTTACTGTGGCCAACATTAAGCAAGGCAGCTTCTCCGAGGAGTTCCAAGGAATCCAAAGCCGTGCCAACTCCGTGGAAATCTCCTTCCTTAATAAGGATAAGGACTACGAGCGCGATGTTATCCCCGTGTATGGCGATACCTACGATGAATCGGATACACTTACCAACCCTGCACAAATAGAGCTCATGGGGTGTACCAGCCTAGACCAGGCGTTCAAACATGGTAAGCATTACCTACGATGCAATAAGTACGAGGTGCGTACTGTATCTATCGAAGCTTTCACCGATGCCATAGCGTGTACGATAGGGGATATTATTCTTATCCAACATGACGTACCTGAATGGGGCGAAGGTGGCCGAGTCGTAGCCGTTACAGGTAATACTATCACCCTTGATAAGGAAATATCGACATTACCCGGCAAGCAGTACCAACTACTTATTCGTAATAATGCCACTGATGCGGTGACTACATTCACAGTACTAAGTGTGATTGGCCGTAACGTAACGGTTAAGGGATCAATTGCAGTTGAACCAGGTAGCGTGTACGCATTTGGTGAATTAACCAAAGCAGCTAAACCATTTAGGGTGCTAGCTATTACAGAGGGTGGTACAGACCTTACCCGCAAGATACAGTGCATGGAATACTATCCAGAGGTATATACGAGTGATGATGGTACTGTTCCAGTTATCGACTATAAGGCTGAAGTAGGTAGCGACATCGAGGATATAGGCCTCGTAAGTGATGTATACGGTGCTAATGGCATTATGTACTCACGAATCGCCGTCCGTTGGCAACTGCCTCGTGATGGCAAGATAACCAACGTAGTAGTTAACTATCGGAACGCTAAAAGTGATACCTGGAAATACGTGGGGAACTTCCCCGCATCACCTAATAGCACGGAGATATCCGATGTACTATTAGGCGCTACTTACGAGGTTAGGGTGCAAGCGATTAACGATTTAGGGCAACTCACTACAGGGGTTACTAAGGAAATCGTGATTCCTAAGATGCAAGCGCCTGGTGATGTGCAGAACCTACATGTTATTAGTCGCTACAATCTAACCGCTGATAAGAGCGTGTACTATGACCTTCAAGTGATGTTCGAGCCACCGGCTAATCCTGGCAACTTTGATAGTGCTGAGGTGTGGTACAAGCTCAAATCTAAGAACGGCCAAGTTATCACCGGTCAAGATTGGCAGTATGCGGGTAGCAGTAACAGCCAGGTTATTATCAAGGCTTTGGGCCCTGGTGAAGAGTACGAGGTTAAGGCCGTGGCCGTGGATAGGTTTGGTAATCGTTCCGATACAGCCCAGGTAGTTGACGTCGTAGTCAAGGCGATGGACGAAGTACCGGACATGCCTAAGAACTTTACGGTAGTCTTTAAGGACCACGCCACCGCATCATGGAACGATGTTCTAAACGCGGACGTGGACTACTACGAACTACGCACCGATAATGACCCAGGGAAGGATACCAACGCGCTACTTGCGAAGGTGAAAGGTACCTCAGCTAACTTACCGCTTATGAAACGAAGCGGCACGGTGTACTTGTATGCACGAAGTACGCTAGGCAAGTACTCAACGCCGGCAACGTATTCGTATAACTTGCCACAGTTAGAGGCGCCTACGTTCGAGGTCAAGGACCAACTTGGAGGATTTAGTCTTTACTTTGGGGCGAAGCCACCACAGGCTTATGTTATCCGTTGCCACGTTATTGGTGATGATCGTACGGACGATTTAGAGACAACGTCTAGCATGCTTACGTACTCTAATAAAGCCGGTGTCTATCGCGTGCGGTGTGAATATGTCGATGTATTCGGTAGTAGCTTAGTCGCTGAGAAGTCGGTCACGATTAAGGACAGAGTTGATAAGAGCCTACTTGATGCGGAAGCATTAGGGCTAAAAGCTATGGACGAATCAATTCAAGCGATGAGTTCTGAAGTTGGAACGATGAAAACCTCTGTTAATGGGTTTGCATCTAAATTGGTTCAACTTGATAAGGGCATTACTCAAAAGGTAACTGACCTTAATAAGAACATATCCGGTCAAATTACTACGTTATCCGAGGGTATCGACCTCAGAGTGACACAGGCTATTGATAATCTGAGTGGTAAGGATAATCTGAGTGGTATGGATATTGTTAGTCGGATTAACTTATCCCCGGAGGGTACTCGAATTGAAGGCAAGCTATTACACGTAACAGGCCAAGCACTGTTCGATAATAACATCATCACTGAGGGTATGCTACAGGCTAACTCGGTAAGCGCGGATAAGATACAAGCCTTGTCCATTAGTAGTGACAAGTTACAAGCGGATAGTGTTACCGCGGATAAGTTAAAGGTGAACAGCCTTGACGCTATCACGGCAACGATTGGTACGCTCCGCACTAAGACGAGTGGCGCAAGAGTTGAGTTATCCGATAACTTAATTCAAGTATTCGATGATAACAATGTACTGAGAGTGAGGTTAGGACTATGGGACGACTAATTAAGTGGTTAAAAGAAAAGCTGACTTCGTTGTTTAGAAAGAAAGGTGATACTGTGCCAGCTGGAATACAAGTATTTGATAAGAAGGGAACGGAAATTATTTCAATTACGGACCGATTAACTCGCATCGTTGGAGTGAAACGATTTGACACTATTGAAGCTAGCGGTAGTGTAACGTTAAACCTAGCTAATGGCCAACATATTTATTATTTCTTTAACGCATACACAGATGATAATGACGTCAAAATTTTGAACTTTACAAACTTATATGACCTCATAGTAACTGACGATACCATCTCATGGACGCTTCACTCTTCTGCAGAGCAGTATAAAGGATGGCCATGTAAAATAGCATTGATATACGGGGTGATGTGATATGAACTATTTTGAAATCAAAAATGCAGACGATATTTTGACAATTAATGATAGCGAATCATGCTTATACCTAAAGAATCGGATTAATTTAAAGAACTTACCTATTCTCGATAGACGACCAGAATCAGGAGCTGACTATTTATATAGGGGCGACGGCATTGGGTATATTAATACCTATAACGGTGGTTATACATCCGCCGTATATATCCCGATTCGCTTAAGAAAGCCAGATGAGTATTATGCGTATGCTCTATCCAGTAATACTCCACTTAAACATGTACGACTTACGGAAATTCGTAATCAACGACATCCGGATAGAATGGGCCGCTGGACCAATTACTTACAGGTGACATTTGCCTGTGATAGCGTTGAAGATATTCGTAAGATTGCGGACTCCGTTGAAATCTATGTATATTCTAGCCGTATGCCTAAAACTGGCACCTCCGGCTTAGAGGTATTCGATAAATACGGTACGCCTATATATAACAGTAACCTGCCAACATTACGAATTGCTCAAATTATCCGTAAAACCTTTAACGGCGATACACTCCTTAGTAAGGCAGATTATGAAATGGGCACCGTTAAATTCCAGGGCATCAAGAAACCTGGTTTGAGTTACGTATACCCTATCTTAGATATCTCTACCCCCACAGGCGCGTATGTCAATCATTATATCAACTGGAACGGCGATAGCGTGACAATTGATACCGATTATAAGGGAGAAGTA